TATGGATGATATCGTATGGACGGAAGTATGTTCCCTGCCCAGCCGCGACGGTGAAGTTACCCGCCACGTTGGTGAAGGCACCATTAGCTGTACTATCCTTCGGCGCGTACTCATCTTCTAGGAACTGGAACTGCGGATTGATAGTCTGCTCCTTCCGCAGCTTCATAAGAAGAGCCGTCAAAGCGGTTGCCTGGGGATCCAGGTCATGGATAATATCATCCATGTTAACAACACGCTGTGTTGGCTCAATATTCCCAGTAGTGAGAACGTCCGAGATCACAGTAGGTGCTGCCAGCATAACCCCAGCACCACCCCATGAAAATGGAATCCCGAACGCCAGATGGTAAGCGACTTCTAAGCAGGCATAACCTGCCGCCCACGTCAGAAGCCGAAACCATCCATGCGCCTTCCAAAAAGTCTTCATACTAGTAGCTCCTATTAAGCCTGGGCTCCTTTAGGGACCTTACCCAGGGCGCGTGATCGAGATCCGCGAAGGAAGTCATCGTAACCACCTGATGCGTTTTTGATTTCGTCCTTTAACTCCGCATCCTCTTCATCGCGGGTTTTGCCATTCACCTCCAGAAGACCCTCCGCCACTAAGTGAAGTTCTATTTCGGAGGGCTTCACGTTCCTCGGCAGATGCTTCCTTAAAGCCGGTACTTTCGAGAACCCCGGCCTTTCGTAGCCGGTTCTTCACGATAGTAGCGGCGTCTTCCATTGTGATACTATCCTTTACGGCCTTTGGCTGTTGGTTAAGCCATCTCTGGATGTGCTGGCTGATTGGCAGATATTCAGGATTATCTATGACGAATAATCCTAGTTCAGAGTTAGATTTCAACTGACCGACCTCTCCCTGAACCGCACCGGCCGCTTGGCTTGAAAGATGCTTTGCGATATCCCACATTGCATCAACCCAAGCCTCGACAGGATCTCCATCCTTAATAGACATCTTTTGCTTCAACTTCTGATTGAGATCCTTTTTGAAATTATCTTCGGCCTTTCCTTCCTTGCCTCCACCAGCAGCCACATCATCCTGAACCGACTTCTTTAGTCTAACTGCACCAGAAATTGGATCTATCTCTACGAACTCGGACAGACCGGAAAGGCGATTTAGTTGGTCCTGCATTCTGCCAAGCTGTTGTTTTGCCTTAGTATGATCAGCTTCCAGAGATGCATAACCTTCAAGTGCCTTATTCGGGTCTCCGCCGAAGTGCTCGAGTACTTTTTTAGCCGTGTCCGTTGGTACGAACCGCCCACTCTCTGCGCGGGGGTTCGTGACGGTACGTCCAGCAGCGCCCTCGGTGGCGCCTTTCTGCTGGCCAGCGGGTCGGGTCCCTTGACCGGGATTACCCTTAGCGCTAGAGTTACCCATTGTCCTGCTCCTTTTTAAGTGCCGTTATTTCCGACAACCTTATCTTGGCATTTTTAGATTGCTGGATGATACGTTGTGGTTCCGCTAGATATCCCCTTAAGATATTTATCTCTGCTGATATAGCCCTCCATTTTCTGAAATTTGTTTCAGTATCTCTTTGCTCATCTAAATTATTAATACGATTAACTATACGTGATTTAAAGTCTTTCCATGCTAAACTATCTAACATCTTCGTATATTCATCGCCAAGGTTTGCCAGTTCGGCCAAACGATCTTCTGCTTGGTCTAGTTGTAACATGAACTCTGGTCGAACTTCTTTCGCTAAATTAGGGCTGTGTGACATTGCCGCCTCCCGCAGCAGATAGTAGATCCGAGATACCGCCACCCATATCACCACCGCCTGCACCCATAGGAGATGTAGTGGTGCCTGCGCCTACACCATTACCACCCATACCACCCGGCCCCTGCATTGGGTTTAATTGCGGGCCACCTCCGGCGGGAGTCATAGGTGAAGTCGAAGATGATGGCTGGTAAACGCTTTGAACCATTTGCATGTGCGCCTTTATGTGCGCCATAAATACCTTTGCTACATAATCTGGCATCTTGCCCTGATGGTCTTGTAAGAACTTCATATGGTCACGTACATGCGCACCATGATCTTCATTCGGCAATGGCATGACCAGGCCGCCATTAAGCATGATGAAATCTTCTTCCGTAGGGTCGAGCTCTTCATTATCCGGCATAATGAGACGTCCTTCCAACCCAGGAACGATATGCCGTACTATAGTATGCTTCAGGGCACGTTGGTCTATCTGTGGGTCTCCACGGAATAGATTATACATAACAAGAAGTTGATTCGTCTGTACGGCCTTATTTATTTGTTCGTTGGCCGTTTTGAATCGGATATCGAACCGACCCTTCACATTATCTATATTAAACTGAGTGAATTTTATTCCATTCTTACCCGCAATTCGAACGGCCTGAGTAGGAGTCATATTCAACTGGTTTAATTTTATCATGGTATAGAAGAGATCTGATATATAGTTAATCTGGGATGAAACTATCCTTGCAGCAAATCTACTATTAGCAGATCCAACCAGTCTTTCAATACCTGTAGCTGTGTCAGAAAATCCAGGGGCAGGTGTGCCTTTAAGGAAGTCAACCACACCGGACTGGGTTTGGATATCATTTTCCAACTCCCTGGCCGCCATAGGAGCATCTTGTGTAATAGGTTGTCTGGGAAGGGGTTCAATACCTTCCATCGAATTCGTCTCAACGATACCCCACGGCCGTGAGATCAGTTGGTTTTGATCGATATCTGCGTTCCTATCGATCTTCCACATCTGGTTTACGCCCAGATTCACGTTGTCAATATGGTAGTTTCGAAGGGTATTGATAGCTTCATTTAATGGCCGACCATATTCAGCCTCGGAAGTACCTGTCATCTGCCCAGCCACGTTAGAATTTCGGGTATATATTAGTGGGGGGTCTATAAACGGGTTTCTATCGCTAAACAATAGGGTTTTTCGGTTGGCAATTACAATACACCATCGTTTTTGCCCGTCTCTACCCAACCCGTATAGTTCTATGATCTCTGTTTGCTTATGCCACGGGTTTTGAAGTTGTAATTGGGCTGATGGAGCCTGCGATTCACGGTAAAGATACTTTCGTAGTACCTCAAGCTCTTCTTGGTATGGTTGAACAGCCCCGTAATCGACATCGCCCACATTCTTCCACACCTTCTGCTCTGCACGATCTTGAAGATACCTTTTTGTAGTAAAATATCGGTCAAGTACGACCATACAGTCGGTCGGTTTGTTATCGTTAAAGGTTTTAGCGTATGGATCCCAGTAGATTCTTTCTGGTGGTAGGGCTGTAACGGTAGGTCCATCAAACATTACCAACCTATCCTTAACCATTTTACTACCAATTCTGGTTTTGAATAAGTTTACGATGGGTCTGGGTACCATTACATCTGCTTCATCGTGCCACCACCCGGTTTTTGAAAACGCCCATCCGCCAACCAGCTGTTGTTTAACATGGCTACAGGCTTCATCAAACCCTTTCATATCCTCCCACTGTTTGGTAAGGATAGTCTTGAAAGGGTCTTCAAATTGAACATCATTTTCTTCGGTAGCTTCAAGATCGATGAAATCTGGTTCCCCGCAGATTGCCATTGCAATCTTTGGTGTCAAAGTTTCTATATTAGCATATAACACGGGGAAGTAAATAGTGCTGCGCCAACCAAGACCACGATATAATCTACGATACATCTCGTAGTTATCATCCCAGGCCCTGAAGGTTTTCATATTCTTTACGTACTCTTTTTCTATCTGCTTACGCCAGAGTGCGTAGAATTTGAAAACCTCTACGGTATAATCTATATCCATTTGCTCGGTTCTGGTTGGCACGTATGCTCCTACCTCTTTCTGTAGGTGGCTTTTCTATCCTGTGTTGGGAACTTCGGCACAACCGTGTGTGGATGCGTAGGCCTTGGTTGCGGCCTCTTGAAGACAGTAGGCGGGTTACCCAACGCATCTACACCCATCGGTTGTGGTGCTAAACTTGAATCTCCGATAGCTGCACCCATATCACCCGCGTTGGTGATAGGGTTAAATCCAACTACCCCTCGAGACTTCTTTTTAAAGGCCATCACTTTCCCCTTCTGGCCTGGCTTTCACTGATAGCTATCATTTGCTTTCTATCGGTTACTAAAGGCCCGTGCTTGCTACCAGAGTGCAACTTTCCAGCCTTCATTTCTCTGGTATTGATAGATATCTTATTTGATACTCTAGCCTGGGTACTACTAGGGCTATGCTCCACGTGGTAGTGGCCATGAGGAATCATAGGCCGTTCTTTCATGATTACCCCTGTGGAATACTAGGCTTCTTCGTCATAGTTTCGGCATTTTCCAAAGCGGGTTCACTCTGAACCCCGGCCGAATTAGCGTCGATAGTACTTCCGCCACTTCGTGCCTTAGCTTCTGCCGGAACTGCTGCCTGCGGTGCTCCGTGGGAAGAGCTATCCTTATCGGTTCCCACGCATGATGTTCCCTTCATAGGGAAAGAAACTCTTTCCTGGTGACCCTGGATACTTCCCTTATCTTCTCCGAGTGCCATTAGATTCCTCCTTGCGACAACTGCTGGGATGCAGTTTTTCGGACATTATCTTGTGATAGGGACAGGTTAAAGTGCGCAAGCTTCCCATTTGGGTTATACGAAGCGCTCATCTTCAGGGTTGTCTGGAAGTTACTACTATCAATCAGTTTTCCTATAAGATCGATTACATCTGCCTTCATGGAGGCATCGTCAGTTATTAAAGCGTTTATGCCAGCCGTGATTTGGGCCGTAGAACCGACTAGGTTCAAACTTTTATCTGTAGGTGCGGCCACGTTAACCTCCCTGTGAAACAGGTAGGTTCGTAAACTTGTTCCGTATCCATATGTGGATAATGTCGATGGTATTATCCTGTTTTCTTTGAATCTCCATCGAAGCATCCAACATATATCCTGCTGGTACGGTGATGGCGTCCACCAAGCTCTTTAATGCAGCCTGAAGGGTATTATCATCTGGTACCTGCGTAGTAATGATACCATCAACGGTACCACCAGATCCACTACCCTCGACTTTTCTGGATGGCATCTTATCTCCCTAAACAGAGACTGGTCACGATGTAGGTAGAGTTACCGGGTGTCCCATTATAGGTGATAACTTCGGTTGTGGCTGTAGTGGTAACCAGAAGCGCCTGATAGGTTCCGGTCCCACCATTGAAGGTTGCGATGCAGTTAGGTGCGTTCGTCCAGGTACCGTCGTGAAATGTCAGGGTGATTGTTGGGCTGGCTCCTTGAGAACCGCCAACGCCAGTGATGGTTGCAGTCCAGTTCTGGTCCGTTCCGGCGATGGCGGTAGTAGTGTTTGAACCGGCACCCCATCCAGATGATAAAACGAAATCTCCGGTAACCAACGGGGTGGCCGTACCACGGCCGGTAGTCAACCGACTGGTATTTATGGCATTGTTAAATGTCTGCAGGTTCTGCCAGTTGTTGGCGTCATTAAAAATACCACCGCCAACTGCCAGTAAAGCCGTACAAACGAAAGCCGTGATGGTAACAAAAATCGCAGTTCGCTGTCTAAGAGACTTCATCTCATCCTCCGTGCCGGTTATAAACTGGTCCGGCTATAGGGTTATATCGAACCATTATCTGCCTCCGGGTCACGCCACCAGCAGTTTCTTGTTTCACCTCCCTCTTATTTTGGATACCTTGGACTGCTTGGAGGGCTGATGGGAGGAGAGAGCCATCGCTGGAATATCGTGCTTCATCGGTGGCATCTTCACCATCTTCGGCGATTGGGATCTCGGGTTTCCCACCTCTCCCGTCTTGGGTAAACCGGATGCCTCCCCCGTCTGGATCTCCCTCACGACCGATTCGGGCTGCCCGGATAAAAAACTGTTGAATTTCCGAAGTCCTGGAGTTGCTCCCTCCTGTACCTTCGGATTTTTCGAATCTGATCTTTCCATCGATCACCTCCATGGTTGCTCGTAGATTACGAAGACGATGCCCACAGTAGTATCTAACGCAGTCTGCTAGGTGCTCATAGTATCCATCTTTTAAGGGTTGTTCCTTTTCCACGTCCGTTGACTTCTGCTTCGGCGGGTATCTATACCCACCATTTAATCCGGCTCGGATAATGGGACACCGAGAACCGACAACTTGAAGTACTGGTTTACTGTCACCTCTTCTGATTTTGAGGGCTCTCCGTACATAATCAATAGAAGAGATAATATCAAATTGCTGGTAACTTGGGTGGATCCCGAATTCGTGGAGGATCTCAAGGTCGCTTTTTCCGGTACTCTTCTTCTGCGTAGCTGCACGATCACAGTATTCTTTAATATGTCCACTATACTGACCAGCGTATTCATCTGTCTTCTCCATTACTAACGGGGCGAAGTTGTGAAGAAAGATATCGTCTCCCATTAGTTCATCGAAAATAATGTGGTGCCCGGAACCATCTTCTTGAATAAACGCAACCGCTGGATGGTGGTAACCAAAGTCCCATACCCTATAAATTGGCCGGGTTTGGGTAAGGGTATACTCGTCAAGTATATGCCCCCCGTTTTCCACGAGATCGTCGATAAAATCTCTTTTATAGACACCCTTACCGGCATAGGAGCCAAAGTTAATCTCCTGTTCCCAAGCTGGCTTTGAATACTCAGACTTTATTCGATCCTTCCACTCTGGTTTCCTTTTCTCCGGGTCTGCCGTATAATGTACTCGTAGAACCCGGAACCTATTTTTTGTATTAGTCCGTGCTTCTACACCTACTATCATGCCGCAAGCTCTGATATAGAAGCATCCATCTTATCGTATACCATTCGGTAGAAAAAGTTCCGGCCATTAGCGGACGAAACAATAATAAACTGCCCGCCACCGTCTATTGTCGGTTTCGAAGCATTGTAAGCTTCTTCCGCCTTATCTTGGAAGGCAAACTCGTCCCCGAATATAATAGATGCTGTGTACTGCCGTAGGACATCGGCACCCTGGGGGACACCCCATATTACCGAACCATTCGCAAAGCTTAATTTGTTAAAGGGTTGTTTGGCTAATGGACGTTTTAACGGGGATACTTCATGCTGCCACCAGGGCAGGTATTCATACATATGTTTACATCTATCTATTAGTGCAGCGGCATCTTCCTCTTTCTTAGACTGTACAAATATTAACCTATGCCGGTTGAAGCACGCCCGCCAAAGAAGGTAGCTAAGCACAGTCCAGGTTATCATTACCTGCCTAGACTTAGGTATGATTATTCTTGGGTTTGCCTTTAGTTCCTTTAGAATATAAGGTATATACTTATACCGCGGAAATCTTTTAACTGGCCGGGAAGCGTCGTGCTCATCTTTCGTAAAGCAGTACGTCATAACCCAAAATGTAGGAAATTTTGCGCACCGATCTATCTCTGCCTGCACTCTAAGAATATCTGGTTTCTTACGGTCTTCCATTAAACCGAGATGCCGGCGAAATTCTACCTGATCATATGGTCCCTTTAAAGGCCATATTCTTGGCAGGACTAAAGGTTTTGGTTCGGTTTGTAGGGAAAGGTTCATGCGGGCTCCGCTTCGAGATCTTCATGGGCAGGTAGCTTCTTCTGTCCAGAACCGATCTGAAGATTGGAACCCTCCGGTAGGTGTAGGTGTAAAGACTTCTCCATTCGCTGTTCCGCATCTTGTGGCATATTCCCTGTGATCTCAAGGAACGTTTTCAGGTGCGGCTGCGAACCCTTCTTACTAAACTTTTGCGCATATATGTATGCGGTCCCGGACATTGCGGTTATTTGAAGTTTCCAAAAGGATGAAAGCCACTGAAAAATCCGAATGTCACGGTACATGTCCATAGACACATATCCTGACGGTACCCTTGCAAATCTCGCTGCTTTCCCATAGTTATCAAGGATATCTGGTAATAGGCATGCATACCCAAATGCAATGGTACGCCGGTCAGGAACCCAAGTCGCAAGAAGGTCTTGCTCGCTAAACTCGTCAGGAATGTCCATCCCTGCAACGGTAGCGCATTCAAGTTTAGCTACCATATCCATTGGGTCATGATTTTGCAGGTGGCCATTATAGCAGTCTTTCGGGAAAAGGTAGGGCGCTGCTTCGCGTCTCTTCTGTAATGCTTTACTTACTGCTATGGCACGCATTGGTTTTGGTCTTTTAGAAAGAATTCTAGACGTTGGTACACCATTTTTTCTTATTGCCGCATGCTTCCCTATTGGTTGTATCTTCGGTGTACCCATGATTTCCAGCCCCACACCGTATTTAGGTTTGACCATTTTATTTTCC